CACTGTAGCCACATACCCTGTCTTCTCAGACACCCTACGGTATGTTGTAGTAGATACAGCAGGGTCATAGATCAGTGCGTTAAAGCCTGACTGAAAGAAATAAGTGATCTGATTTAAAGAGGCACATTGCCAATTGCTTGCGGTAATGGTTGGTGCAGTACCACCACCCCCATAGGTCAATTCCACAACATTGTTTGACCCATCAAGTTTAAACAGCTTGTTGTTGCCAGTGAAAAGAACAGTCAAAGAACCATCTTCTTGCACTAACTCATGGATGACCTTGACATCATTTGCACCAAGGTTTCCTGAAGAAGCATTTACCCTTGACCAACCTTGTCGTGAACCAATACGACCATACTGGTCAATGATGCAGTTTGTCGCAACCAAGGCAAAGCCAGCATTCAAATCAAGAGGCGAGTCTTGAGTGTTCAACCCATAAAAACCTGGGGCTGAGATGCTGTAGGCTTGAATCTGTTGGCTCATATCGCAACAAACTCCCCTGTGTCTGGGTAACGAGTGCCTTCTAAAGCAATGTGGTCAGAGAGCATTGACTTGTACAACAAGTACGCTTCAGATGAAGACAAACCACCATCCTCACCACGCTCAACCAATGCCCTTGCATAAGCATTTTGCGCCACCAACACATCAGGAACAAGAACACTTGTACCATCAGCAGAGAGTGTGGCTTGAGGCACTGTCAATGCAAACTTGATTGAGTAAACACCATCTGGTATTGGAAACAAACTGACCTTTGTATCTCCATTCCCATCTACACCATCAAAGGTGAATTCAGTTGGAATAGCGTTGACCAAGGGCAAGAAGTTTTGTTTGCGGTTCATGTCCACAAAGCTAATGTTCATCATGCCAACATTACTTGTGACATTGATGGCATCTTGAATCTGAAACTTTTGACCAGCACCTGTCAAAGAGTATGACGGTGTACTCGCAACAGTAGTCACAGTAATTGTCTGACCCAAAACATTCCAAGCAAACGCATCTTCAACTTGACGCTTGGCATCATTGACAAACTTGCCAATCAAAGTAGAGTAAGTTGTTTCGGCATTTGTTGATACAGTTGTTTCACGCAACCGAATCAATACATCGTTGATGAGTTCTAGGTAGGTCATTGTCTTGTCAATCCTATTTGTTCAAATGTGGCAATAAAGCTAAATGATGAACCAGATTCAGTAGTGATTTTGAGTTTGTCACCTTCTTCAAAAACAATGTATGCGCCACCATCAAACTGAAGATAGGTTTTTGCTGTAAAAGTGTATTGGGTCAAAATATCTAGCGTGGCATTAGCACTTGCGTCAAACCACTGAACAGTTATGTGCTTAGTAGATGCACCAGTATTGTGGATGTACATCACGGTAAATTTGGCGTAATAGCCCGTTGGACAGGTGTAGACTGTCGTATCAACTGCCGCTGTGGGACTAATTCCAACCGATAATGCTCTCATTTTGCCTTCGCCTTATTCCTTTCGGAAATTGCTCTAGCTTTTGCCTTTGCGTCAGCTTTTGAGGAAGCCCCCCAAGCCTTTAACGAAAGAAGCAATCGAGTCGGTTCACCATCTTTGTACTCAGCACCAGCCATATTGCCCATGCGAGCCAAAAAACTTGCTCTGCGAGGGTTGTCCCCCGACTTAACTGGTGCTTTGAGTTCTCCACCAGTTTGTGCATTATAAGATGCTCTCCCCTTAGCATTCAACCCCCCTTTAACATTTTTGCCCTCGGAGCGTTGCCAAGCAGGAGTTTTCATCACTTCACCTTTTTAGGTTTCTTTGCAGTCTTTGCCGCCTGTTTAAAGTCAGCCGCAGTAGGAGCGCCCTTGCTACCTACTTTACGCATCTTCTCGCCAGACCCTGCCTTGATACGAGCCTGTTTTGCATTAACATTTGCGTAGAGTCCTTGTTTCATTTCATCTTCTTCTTTGGCTTAGACATCCCTGCTTCACTCAAAGCAATGGCAACTGCCTGTTTTGGGTTCTTTACAACCTTGCCACCTTTGCCAGAGTGCAATTCACCCGCCTTATATTCACGCATTACCTTGCTGATTTTGGCTTGTGTTTTGGTCTTTTTCATTTGCCACGACCTGATTTTTTCATCATGTTAGTAGCAGTTCTGCCACCACGCATAGGCAAACCTTTAGGTTTTCCAATAGCAACCATGATGGTTACAGGAACACCCTTCTTTTTGCCGTATTCTTTTGCTTCTTTCTCCCCTTTTTCAGAGTAGGGAAACTTCTTTTTTCCAACCATAGGCATAGTGTTCTCCTTATTTCCAGAGTCGGTCAGCCACAAAGGTAATCACACCGCCCATGAATGAAGCGATAGTCATACCCATCCAAAAACCACCTTTGCCTTTGTTGGCGAGTTCCAACAAGGATTTGACATCTGCACTTAACTGGTGCATCTCCTTTTGGAGTGCCTCTACTTGAGCCTCTAATTTGCCAAAGTCTCTTGCGTCAATATCAGACATTTATAACCTTTCTGGGTCTACCCATACGCTTGATTGTTGGGATAACAGGCGCACGAAAGGCGGTATCTGTTCTAACTTCTGATTCTACAGATTCTTTGGTTACTTCTGCCTCATCAATCCTCACATAACCTTGATGCCCAATCATTGACGCAATGTCATGGGGCAAGGTAAAGGTCACAGTGTTACCCGATTGAAGACAGCGAAAAGTAGCCATAAAACCCCTCAAATGAGAAAGGGGGGACTAGCCCCCCCTATCCTTACACCATGCGAACCACAACGATTCGCAAAGTTGAAGATGCCAAATCCACTGTTGAACCTGACTCGTTTTGAATGCGGAACTTGACGGTATTGGCGGCACTGACATAGCCAGTAACTGTCAAACCAACCAAATCTACACCCAAAGATGCACCAATAACCATGTCACCCAAAGCGACACCAGCCACTGTTACATCGTCTGTTTCCCCTGCGCCATCGACTAGCGAACCAGCGTCAAGGGTTGCTTTTACCGACCAAGTATCAGAGAACAAACCCCGAAACTGGTCATTACCTCTGCGTGAAACTACTGCTGAAGCGGTTGCCATTTTGATTTCTCCTAATTAGGTTAAAAAAGTCCCCCTACCCCTATTGCTAGAAGTAGGAGGGACAACTGCAATTAGGCTGGAACTGCCAAAGCAAAGGCAGATGAGGACAATGCCGCACCAGTGGTAGCTGCCGCACGAACTGCCTTCACTCCATACAGAGTGTCAGAAGTGAACAGTGTGGCAAGGTACTCTTGCTTGTACTGGACTTGTGAACGCACAGCAATTTGCTCAACCAGAACCATTGAATCCTTGTGACCCATCAAGCAAATACGGTCTGTGGTGGAGTTACCAGCCGCAGTGTCAGCATTGCTTGTTGTGAATACAGGGATACCGTAGAGGTTGCCAATTTCACCATTGCGGATTGCGTTTCCATCACCCACAAATGCTTGCTCGGTATAGCGAGACAAGCCCATCAAAGTATTGCGACTTGATGGAGGAATGATAAAGAAACGACCGTCCATTGGGGTGTCGTTGTCATCCAAACGCTGAATAGTTCTGCGAATGGCGGCATCTGTCAATGCGGCCGCATTGGAAGTTGAACTGTTGTAGACAGTTGTGCCATCACTACCAACAAAGGCTTTGGTGGATGCGGTGGCAGTAGCGTAATCGTTTGTACCAACGGTAGCACCGTTGAACGCACGACCCAACTGAATCAAGTCGGTATCAACTTGTTTTGCCAAGGAATAGCCAGCGTCTGAGGTGTAGAAGTTACGCAAGCTGTTCAAGGCTTGGGCTTCAACAATGTCCTCAATCAGACGAGAATATTCGTAGTGCTTGTTGATTGACACTTGAACTTCTGTCTCTGTGGCGGCAATCAAAGTGACTGCTGTCTCAGCGGCTTTCAATGAAGCTGTACCACGGGTAGGTGCAGGGATGTGAACCACATCACCCTTCTTACCTTTGAAGTTCATCTTCATTACTAGGTTTGCCAAAACCAAGTTTTTCTTGTAAGCCGCAATAATCTCATCACTCCAAATTTCGGGGATGAATGTTGCGGATGTGGTGGTAGTAACTGAGTTACTGGGGTTAAATGCTGTTGCCATGTTAAATCTCCAAAAAACGATTAGTTAAGTCATTTGACTCTACCCTCGGAATACGCTTGGTAAATTTCATCACTCAAGGCTTCGTAGCGAGCAGGGTCAGTCATCTTCAGCCGAATTAGATCAGCCCTTCGGTAAACTCTTTTTCCAGATTCCCCTGTACCACCTACATCAACACTTGCGGCTTTAAGGCTAGTCTTACGCTGAGTTTCCCCTGCGTCAGATGTCTGCTTTGCCTTAACACCTTTCAACTGTTTGTAAGTAGTCAACAATTCGTTAGCACTGTCGTAATCGAATTCACCATCAGCTTTTGCGTACAGACCAATGCGCACAGGTGAAGATTTCACCCAATCCACAAAGTCTGAGTCTTGAACAATCTGACCGAAATCAGGGTGTTCTTGCGCCAGCTTTTGCTGAATCTGCATCTTTTTGAAGTCTTGACTGGCTTGTCTAGCCGCCAAAACATCAGGATGGTTATCAACAGTTTTACGAACCGCCTCTTTAGGATTCTCAAAAAAGTCTACTTCTGGCTCTTTTTCAATAGTCTCTTGTTTCGATGACAGATTTTGCTTAATCAGTTCATCTGCTAGTTTGCGAACCTCTGCAACCTCATTGCCTTGGCGAGAAATGACTTTCTCAGCCTCTTGGTGCATCTTGACCACTTCTTCAAGGGTTTTTTGCCTGTATTTCTCAGGCAAGTCCTGAAGTTCAGTCTGTTGCTTCTTGCTCTCAACTGCTTCTAACTCACTTAGCGTCTGGTCATCATTGTCAACAATCGACATATTTTTTCCTTTTCCTGCCGTTAATCGGTTTTAGGACATTAAACTCGGCATTTCTGCTTATGAGTTTTGCTTGCGTTCAGACTTTAGTTTGTCAAGATGGCTTTTCTCGAACCTTCCATGCGCTGATGGAAATGCTCCAGACCACCCCTCCAACCTAAAGGCTGGCGCACTGAGTATGCGGTTGGCTGTTTCTCCGCATTCGCACCTGAAACTCTGCGCCTCATAATCACAGAGTCTTTCGGTTTTATGCCCGTTTTCACAGGCAAATTCAAACATTCTTTTCATTCAATTCCTCGTAGGCTCGTTCGCTGACCTCTCTCAAGGTTTTCAGCCAAGTCAAGATAGAAAGTTCACCTTTGCGGAACTGCAAAGTCTTTTCATCAGGAATTACGCTTATATTATTGAGTGACTCTATCATATTGTCAATATCAATAATTAAATCCTTCCACCCCTGATTCCCCATCATCTCAAATCGGGATTCGTAATACTTTTGTAGGTCTGGTGTCATGGGGTTGTGCTTGGAGTTGTGGTGTTTTGTGCCGCCTGTGCTTCTGCAAGTGCCTGTGCCTCTGCAAGTGCTTTAGCTTCTGCCTCTGCAACTTGTGCCGCTACTGCCGCATCATGGATTGCTTGTTCTTCAGGTGTGTACTCAACTTGTGTGGTCACGCCTGTCTCTACATTTACTACGATTCTGTGTGTCATTTTTTATCCTTCATACATGATATTTACGCTTCCGGCATCAAATGTGTCAGTGCCGTTGGCTGTTGTGATGCGAACACGATCTAACACCCCACCAAGAGAAACTTGACCAACAGAATTTTGAACAGCCAAATAGTTTGTTGCGTACAGTATTCCGTTTGAAACCCAAATGTTCCCTGAAATATTGCAAAACACCGCTAAACCATATTGAGCATCTGCCGCTGCGTTTATTGATGCCACAGTAAAACCAGCAGTATTAGCCCCTAATGTTGTTGCTGACGACCCTTGAATACGACTTCCATTTGATAAATACCCTGAAGTTGCTACACTTCCAGCGCCAAGCTGAACTTGAATATTACTCGTCCCATTCGTACTCACCCCGCTAAACATCACCGTGATCCGCTTCACCCATGATGGGATAGAAGTAAAGTCAATGCTTGTACCTGATGTGCTGGCAACAGCAGTGCCAGAGGTAATAGCACCGCCTTGAATTGTCTTATTTGTCAGCGTCTGCGTATCAGTTGTACCAACAACAGCCCCTGCTGGATTGCCTACCCCCCCTGCTGGAAATGTAACTCCCGCTGTTCCACTAATTACAGTTGTCATTGTTGTTCCTCTGCTGGCAGTGGTGTGTTGCCCTCTGCAAGCCATGCAAGGTAGGCTTGGTAGTCTGTGTTGGCGGGGTCGAATGGAATGCAAGCGCCATCAGAAAGTCTACGAATAGATGTGCTTAATACAGAGCCAGTAAACTCGCCACTATATGCTTTGTTTTCAATAAGTTTATATTGCATTACAACTCCGAACTAAAAGTTACCGATGTATTTGTATAGTTACCAGCATTAACCGACCCTGCTTGACCAACAGTGATTCCATTTGCTGTTGTTGCGGATATTGATTGAATTTGTGTTGACCCATAGTCTAATGAAAATGCACTTAATGCTGTGCCAATTCTGTCAAGCGCCCAAACCAATCCACTTCCATTAACAGTTAATGTTGGAGTAGACCTCATCGTTACTGGCATTTGCATAGGCCAACGTATCTTTGTTGTTCCTACTGCTTCACCAATACCATATTGGGAAAAAGCCACTGACCCAATAAAAGAAGTAAAGTACCTCTGACAAAGCGCCAACTCAGTCCCATAAGGTCTGTAATCAAAGCTCGTTGCTGTTGAGCCTTTTTCTAGCTGTACGCCTGTGATGTAGAAAGTAGCACCGTTTGTGCCGACTACGCTGGTTGCGCCTGTGGCTGATACATAGTTTGCCGCCGCCCAAGCGCCAGCAGTTCCGCTAAATGTTGTGCCTACACCAAACCCAAAGCTAATCATCATTCCTCTACTATTTGTAGTTAGCCATGTGCCAGATGTATCGCCAGCAATAGTTACAGTTTTTTGTTCAAAAGTATTTGCAGAATTGATTGTGTAAGTAAATGGGTAAGAACGGTCGCCTGCATTATTGTTTATTGCACCACCGAATGTTCCTGTTAAAGAACTACGAACCCAAAAAGACAAAGTAACTGTTACGGCATTCGCTGTACCCCAAGCAAAATCAGCGACATTTAATCCTTCAATAGCTTGTCTTACAGTAAAATAATCACCCGTCAAAACAGAATATGCAGATGAAGATGTAACTAAAATGCTATTGATAAATCCAGTTGGGGCGGTAGAACTTTGTTGTGTTGTAAATTTTGATGATTGACTAATTAAAAATTGCCACCTATCTAATGTGTATGCAGTTGCTGTCGGAGTAACACTCGCCCCCGCATTCCTTTGGTCAATCACCATCGCACCATTGATGATGCGGTTCTTGAAGCCCATTGATGACGCAGAATTAAACTGCCCATCAAGGGTGATGCCCGTTGTGCCTGATATCGCTATGGTCATGTAGTCACCTTGGGATATTTAGCTTTGACCGCCAAGCAATCAGCAATGTACTTGTCAATCTGCGTCTGATCGCCTTTGACTACACCATCAAGGTAGTCTGTGATGGGCGGGTACTCTGATGCTCGTTTGGCTTTGTATGCGTTTGGGTCAACCCACGCATTGACTGCCGCCATGTCAATTTCAACTTGATTGCCTTGAGCATCCCTTGCGCCAGCACCATCGTCAACAGAGACAACTTGCGAGTAAAGAGCATATATTGCTTCGTGATTCATGCTGCTATCTCCATGACTGTGATTGTTGATGCTGTACGAACTGTATAACTAGCATCAATATCTCCATATGTTCTATTTACATAACCAGTAGATGATGGGACATACATTTGCACTTTGTAAGTTGTTGCTGAAGTTGTTGCTGGTGAATCTAAGAAATTAACACTTCCATTGGCTATGCCGTTTGTATCTCTTACTGAAATTCCACCTGACGCTTGTTTTCTAGAAC